ATTTCATCATACCAATTTGATAAATGGTAGCATTGATTATTAACAATATGTCTAAAATAGCGATTTTCAGATTTAAAACGACATATAAAGAGATTATGCTCTCGAATTAAAGTAGTACTTATATTAGGTAATTGTTCATTTGCAACTAATTCATTATGGTAATCCCATAATTTTTCAGGATCAAATTTCTCAACAATTTCACTAGATATTATACTTGTAAATGTATCTTTATCTATAAAATATTTACCTAAAAGAACCATACCTAACATTTTAGTATACGGATGATCAAACTTTACAAATTTATTAAAGAACATTTGAAAATTTGCCATAAACGGGAATAACTCATCCATTCTTCCATGGAATATTGGTCTTTCTTCAATTCTCCACTTAAATTTGATTCTTGTATAAGAGACAAGACAGAAGTAAACAAATTGTAAAACGCTATATATATCTTTCTTAAAGAAGAAATTTCTCTTAATAGAAAATAAATTATTAATAAAATCAAACGGATCTTCAACAAGATCAAAACAACTAGATATAGGTAAAGGAGAAATATCCTGACCCTTAAAGATAAAAGTTTTAGCAAATTCATATCCATGTATAGAAGTATAAGTCTTAGCTTTAGAGAATGAACAACCGCATTTAGCCATTAATTCTTGATATTTATCTGAAATTCTTTTGTCAAATATAACAATGTCATCACCAAGGAGTAAATAAAGATCTTTAACATGAACAAACTTCTCAAGTGGAATATAATTATATGATTCACAATATGCAATCCATACAATTATATGGTGAAATATTGAAAAGAGAGACCATGAACCATAAATTCCCAGTGGTAATCCATTTGCATAAGGTTTAGAAATATTTATACTTTCAGAATATTCAGAATAAATATTAAAGAAAGTATTAAGATAATTGTTATTAATACTTTTAATCATCTCAAACATAGCAAAAGTATCAGTTGCTTGTGTTAAATCAGTACATGAATTAAAAGGTTTATTTGTATAACTTATTTGATCGAAGGTTCTATCAGATCTAATAAATGAAAGCATAGACATGAATATTTCATGGTATGGTTTAAGTTTAGATTGTAAATTAAAAGAACCCTCACATATTAAGCGTTTCTTAAAACCCTTATCAGGAATTGCTACAACTTTTAAATTGTCAGAGAATTGTTTTGATTTTTGTTCCCATTTAGCAAATTGCTTTGTGAAATCTATATTAAAATTATTCAATAAATCTTCTTTTATTAAGTCTATCTCATCCAAAGTATGTACATTTTCAAATATTCCTGAAAATATTAATGGAATACCTGAACTTGAGGAACTAGTTGATGTAATTACTTGGCATTGAGATAAGTCTTTATTTATAAAGAATTTATCAAAGAATTTAGAAATCTCAGAGTTATAATTAGACAGAAATTCCATATTACTTTTACTCTTTGTGACTATTAAATCAAGGTCACTATCTACTATATTCAAGTTCTTATTGTAATAAATAAACCTATCTAGACTGAATGCAGTCACTATGATGCTAAGAAACTTAGGATCACACTTAGACAATTTATCATAACCAATACCTTTAAATAAAATAGGTAAATAGTATGTTATAGAATCTTTGACATAAGGAATAAAATAATTCTTAGAAACTTCACGTAAATCGGATAATGAAATTGGATCCTCAAATAAGAATTTAAGAAATGATAAACGGTACGCTTTAGAATAATCAGCTAATGCTTTACCACCACGGGTATAGTATATTCTAATTAACTTATTACGATACAGAATAAATGATTTCTTCAATTCAGGTTGATAGAGGAGACATAAATCTAGTGTAAATCTAATTTTATTAACTATTTCGTCCTTACATAACTTTAAAGTCTTAGATTCCTTTATTAAAAAGGGTCAAAATATCTATTAATGATAATAAATTCAATAATATATTGTTTACCTTTAGAGATAAATTTTATATTATTCTTTAATGAATCAAATGACTTTCTATTTATTGAGTATAAGATGATAGAATGCAAGAATAACTTATGAGAAGGAAATAATGAAGTAACAATTATAGATGTATCAGTTTCTTTCAATCTTGATATGTTCCTAAATGTAGTTTTATATTCATATTGATGAGTACAATTTAATTCAATATCAATATTTAAATGTTTCTGGAGTACAACATAATTAATAATTTCTCGCTTTAACCATTCATGATCAATAACAATACTAATTTCAGAATCAAGAAGTTGTGAATGTTCTTTTAATAGAATAAAAGATCCACTATTAATATTATCTTTAGTAAAGTATTTCTCTAATAAAGGATCAAACTTAAAACTTAAAATTGCGTGTCTCGGAATTATTCCTATATATTTATCATTATTAAATAAAGAGTATAATAGTTTAATCATAATTATTAAATGTGGTTGACCCTTAATATATTAAGGGTTATCTAATATCGAGTGGATGAAATAATCCTGGTCAAACTCGATTGTATATATTCTTATTTCTAATTATATATACACAAATACGTACTTTAACGAGTACCTATCTACACTTAGTAAAACTAAGTCTCTTCCTAAAAAGGTTG